CTATCGGTTACATCGATTCAACAACTGGTGAGTTTGTGCCGATCAAGACACGAGTTGGTATCCGCGATGTACTTTATACCAATCAGATCAATCCACTTGTATTCTTTACAGGTAACGGATTGCTCAATTACGGTAACAAATCAAGCTTTAATTCACAATCAGCACTTGATAGAATTAATGTCGCAAGACTTGTTGCTTATCTCCGTCGTCAGTTGACTCTTTCTGCTCGTCCGTTCGTATTTGAACCAAACGATGCAATTACAAGACAGCAGATTTCAGGAGTTGTAGAAACACTTCTTGTGGATCTAGTTGCTAAGAGAGGCGTATATGACTATCTAGTAGTATGCGACGAATCTAACAACACTCCTGCAAGAATTGATCGAAATGAACTATGGATTGATGTTGCAATTGAACCTGTTAAGGCAATTGAATTCATCTATATTCCGGTTCGTATCTTTAATACTGGCGAACTATCTGCTCAGGGTATCTCTAATCAAGCAACCTCAGGCACCGCAGCTACGTCACTTTTAGGATAATGTGAAATGAAGTGAGTAGCTCGGTTGGGCTACTCACTTCACAAAGATAAATACTTATAACAGGAGAATACAAAATGGCAACAGCCTCACAATCATTGTTCAACATGACCGTAGCATCTGATAACGCAGGCGGCAACCAAGGTCTGTTGATGCCTAAACTACAATTCCGCTTTAGAGTCAATTTCTTGAACTTTGGGGTTGATTCCACAGGTGGTCTTAGCTTAACAAAACAAGTCATCGATTGCTCAAGACCAAACCTCTCATTCGCTGAAATTCCATTGCAGGTATATAACTCAACACTCAAGATTGCTGGTAAGCACACTTGGGCAGATATGTCTGTAAACATTCGTGACGATGCTTCAGGCACCGTTTCAAAGGCAGTTGGTCAGCAGCTACAGAAGCAACTTGACTTTGTTGAGCAGGCTTCTGCTGCAACTGGTCAGGACTATAAATTCCAAACAAACATTGAAATTCTAGACGGTGGTAACGGCACTCTTGCTCCTACTGTTCTTGAAACTTGGGAACTTTATGGTTGCTTCTTGAAATCAGCTAACTATAATACATTGAATTATGGTACATCTGAAGCCGTAACTGTCGGCTTGACTATTGCATATGACAACGCAATTCAATCACCACTAACATCTGGTGTTGGTACAAGCGTTGGCCGTGCATTCAGTGGCTCAACAGGTATTGCTACAGGTATTGGTGCTCAGGGTCAACAATAATCCTAAGGATATATAATGTCACTAGGTAACTGGGCACAAAATTTCTTAAAAGACGCTGCCGGAGCCTTCTTCGGCAGCGACTACCTTAGAGACTATACCCATGCGTCTAAGACCTTTAGAACAAACAGTTATCAAAACACACCTAAATTAAAGTTTCTATTTCATACATACTTTGAAACTAATGCACAAGCATTTCCTAACAATTTCAACTATGGTTTATTAGTAAAAGATGTAAAACTTCCCTCTTTTAGTTTTACTACTCACCAAATGAACCAATATAATAGAAAACGCATTACTCAATCTAAAATTAAGTACGAAGCAGTAGACATAACTTTCCACGATGATAATAACGATTCCGTAAACTATCTGTGGAACAACTATTATCAATATTATTATAATGATGGAAGTAAACCTCAAAACATTTTGCAAGGTTTTAGAGGAACAACCTTAGGTGAATCATTAAATTACGATGTCCCGCCCTCGCAGCAATATAATGATAGAAATATATATGAAACCTCTATTACAGGTGATTCTGATTGGGGATTCAATGGCGGGCAAACGGATTCTGCAACCGGAAAAAAAGTTCCATTCTTCAAGAACATCACAGTTTTTGGCTTTAACCAACACAACTTTACTGCATATACTTTTGTTAATCCGGTAATTACTAATTTTAACCATGACTCATACAATTATGAAGATGGTAACGGTGTCATGCAAAATAAAATGACCATTGACTATGAAACTGTAGTTTACAATTATGGTAAACTGGATGGTAGAAAACCAGGAGATATTGTTACTGGATTTGGTGATGTTGCTAACTATGACAGAAACACGAGTCCAATCGCTCAGCCCGGAGCTAATGGTACGGTGCTTGGTCAGGGCGGATTAGTAGATGCGGCAGGCGGCACCTTAAGAGCTTTGGGAGACGGAGACATACTAAGCGCAGTTAAGACTGCGGGTACTACATTTAATACATTTAAGAATTTAAATCTAAAGAATGTAGCAACAGCAGAATTAAATGCAATGCTTCGTAACGCTATTCAAAATACACCCAACACACGAAATTCATTATTTAATTTTCCTAAGGCTGGGGCAAGTCCCGGTCCTATCGGTACTGCTGCTTTCCCTACAATCGGCGCACGATTAAGCCCGCCTGTGATTTCAGATATAGGCACAGCGGGCAACCAATACAATGGTGCAGACCTAACGGGTGATACTCCTCGTTCCCAGCAGGGTGGAGGTAATCTACCTATCTCAGACTTTTATTTGGACGCCCTTGAACGTAGCGGTGTCGGGGAAGATGAAGCAGGCGACTCCGATCCGTTCTTCGATGAACCGTTCTTTGATGATGCTGCATTTGACGCTGAACTCGACGCTGCACTTAGTGGTATAGATGATCCGTTCGTAACAGACTACAAAATCAAGAAAGGTGATAACCTTACTAAGATTGCAAAGGCAAATGGCACCACTGTACAAGCATTGCTCAAAGAAAATCCAAACATTAAGAATCCAAACTTGATTTATGCTGGAGAAACTATTAAGATTCCTACTAACAAAACTCCTACTGTATTGCCTAAGCCTAACAATACTGACAAAGAAGCATTTGATCAAGATGAATTTGATACCGAGTTTGATAATGATTTTACAGTACAAAACGCACTGTATACCCCTGAGCCTGACGATCCCTTTGATGATGATCCAATCTTTGTATAAGAATAAATAACTGTATGTTCACAACTTCACAAGACTCAACTGATAAAACCGTAAGAATTTTCGATAACTTTTACACAACCCAGCTCGTTGTAAATGGTAGCGACTACGATGTTATATTTTCTTTCTTTAAAAGTGTAACCGAAAACACAAAAATTGCAGGAAACTTTACTGCTTTGTTATTTAGGATTGCTCAAGAAGGCGGCTATAATATTATGTCATTGTTGGATGTTCTTAAGGGTACTGAAAATAACTTACAACTTACCCAAGTAATGGCTTACTATCTCAACACTTTCAAAAGTAAAACCTCACTGTATGGCATCGGTATACTGCCAAAACCAAATGAAGCAGTGCAGAGAAACGTAGTTCTTTGACATGGGTAAATGGGCGCAGGGGAAATATACTCCTAAAAATCCTCAAAAATATATAGGCAAGATTACCCCAACTTATCGCTCTGGATGGGAATTGACTTTCATGACCTTTTGCGATAGTAATGATAACATAATTTATTGGGCAAGTGAGTCACTGAGGATTCCGTACAAGCACCCGTTTACTGGAAAATCTACTATCTATGTACCCGATTTTCTTGTAGTGTATGAAAACAAAAATAGAATGAAAATTGCAGAAGTTGTTGAGATAAAACCTAAAAAACAAAGTATCATTGAAAGTAAGGTCGCTAGTGCCAAAGATAGAATGGTGGTAGCAATCAATCACGCAAAATGGATAGCTGCTACTGCATATTGTAAGAGTCAAGGCATGGCATTCCGAGTAATAACTGAAGATGATATATTCAGAAACGGAGGAAAGTAATGTCCATATATGTCCTCGGTACTTACCATCATCACATTAATCATGAATTATTTCAAACTGAACTAGTGAACTGCGAGGTTACTGTTTTTGATTGGGAAAAAGAAGAACTTACGGAGAACAGTTTAATAATATCAGATCCTAGTTGGATTAGCCTACAACACTTGACTGAATCTCAGATTGAACAAGCTAAAAGTATAGCAAACAAAAAAATCCTGTTAATATTTGATTACAAATCATTTTATTCTAAGACTAACATGATCAATCAAGTTAATGAAGCCCTATTGAAAATGAATTTCGACTTTTCAAATGTGCATATAATAACACAACTGGAATATGATATTCACGCTATTAAGCGTATTATGCCGGAAGTGAATGTGGTGAGCAGAGACCGCTGGCTCAAAGAGTTGTTCCGAATGCAAATCATCCCTCATGCTTTTGAAAAAAGAGTAGAGGTAGATACTACTGTGATTGCTAATAAAAGATTTTCTCTATTCATACGGAGACATCAAAGAGCTAGATTTGAATTTTTATGTAGTTTGATTGCTTTAGGGTTAGAACCTCAGCTCCATTACACATTTGCCAACACTGAATCTGACATGCTACCTGAGTCATTTAAAGAAATCATCCCTGAACGACTCTCTCACGCTAGACACATATTAGAGCCTTGGGTAGAAGGAATACCGTATACTATACCTAATGAACAATATAGTCATGTGCATTATCCTATGACATTAGGACATTACTGCGAAAAATCAGATATTAATATAGTATTTGAGACAGAACCATTCGGAGAACACACTGTCTATTCCTTGCAAGGATCTGGTAGTTTCTTAACAGAGAAAACATATAAAGCCATTCTGTTTAAAAAACCATTCATCATTGTGACTGAACAGCATGGACTAAAAGCATTACATGCATTTGGCTTCAAGACCTTTAGTCCTTGGTTTAATGAATCGTATGATGACATCAAAGATTTTGATCAACGAGTAGAAGCAGTATTAGCAGAAATTAATAGATTGAGCTTACTATCTGAAGATGAAATGGCTACGATTCTAAAAGAAGTCAATGATATTATAGAGCATAATCATAAGGTGTTATTTGATTTAGCAGTTGCACCTTTACCTGAACAGTTCAAGCTCAAATCTCTTTTAACTTTTTAGAATGGGCGTAGTTGATAAATACTTACATGACAAAGAAACTAGAAGAACTTTTTGATTTAGCATCATCCGAAGACAATGATCTTACTATTCCATTGCCTGAAGTAACTGAAGAAGTTACTGAAAATGCATTAAACACATTAGACAAGATAGAAGCAGCATTGCCTATGGTAAGAGGACTAGAAGCCGCTGACAATGAGATGGATGAGTTAGCTGATATGGCTACTTCAAGTTATAAAGACTTGATGGATTTGGGTATGCAGGTTGAATCACGATTTAGTTCTGAAATCTTCAATAGTGCAAGTAGTATGCTAGGACATGCTATTACTGCAAAGACCGCAAAGATTAATAAAAAGCTTAAGATGCTTGACTTACAGATGAAGAAAGCACAGCTTGATCAAA